CTTGTCCATCGCTGTCGGGTCATCCGATATCACTGCCCAAGCGAGCACCAACACGGGCAAACTGAGAATTATCAAAACTGCCTCGTCTTTCCAGTCTGACTGTCGGGCCTCTAGCAATTTACCCTGGTAAGCTTCCTGACCACGGGCCATTTTTTCTGCATGCATCAATTGTGCATCAGACATTGCCATCTTCGTCTTCTGCTTGTTAGCGTAGATCTTACTACCTGCAGAGACGGCTAATTTAATTGCCTGAAACCACATAATTTAATACCAAGTAGCTTCTTTTTTCTTTTCAGCTAACATTCTTTTAGTTCCTCTAACCTTTTCCTTGTCTCCAGTAGGAATATTATTAAAAGCACCATTGGCAGTAGTCTTAGATCTTGGATCTATCTCTACATTCTGCTCTGGAATGTTAATTATTTTTTGTTTTTTATAGTTCATCATAGTTATTTACCTTTTTTGACACCTTTTATAACACCTTTGTTCTTAGATGCATAGAATATCTTTTCACCCTTCTTTTTTCCATATTGTTTTTTCATAGATTTCATAATTTTTTTACCTTTTTTGTTTAATGGCATGTTAATCGTCTATATTTATTTGAGCTTGATCAATTCCTGTCTTTGCAAGGCTAACTCCAGCTCTTAATTTAGCTAAATCTTCGTTTTGTTCCATTTTATCTTCTGCAATATCGCCTTGTTGCATTAATTTTGCTCTTGCAAGGTCTTGTTGAGCCTTATCGTTGTCTTTTTTACGCTCATTTTCCATTGCACGAAGGTCAACTTCTCTAGATTTTAATTTTAGAAGAGGATCAGAGTCAAATTGTGATGTGATTTGCTTCTCTTCCTTCATAAATTCCTCTGTCATCTCTGCAATTAACACAGATTTTCTCGCTTCAACCTGATTATTTAGCATTTGTAGTTGTGCTTGTATTTGTGGATTCATTGCAGCTTGTTGTTGCATCATCATCATTTGTTGTAGTTGCTCTCTAAACTCTAATTCTACCTGTTCTTGTGCCATCAAACTAATATGTTCTAGTATATTTTTTTGTATCGCACCCATTATTGCAGGATTATTTCTAACCATGTTAGTTGACATAAAGTTTAAGTGTGCTGTGATGTGTGCTCTGTGGTCTTGACCAGGAAAAGCTTGAAAAGGTTTACCGGCTAAAGCGTTTATGTGTTCCATACTTGGGTCCATTGGCGCACTTGGTGCTGGTGGTGGTAAAACCGCATCCACATTCTTAACACCGATCGCTTCGTACATGTTTCTGTATATTTGATACATGTTATGTAATTGTGGATTTGATGTTGCAATCTGTAATTGTGTCTGTGCAAGTGTAATTCTCTGTGACATAGAAAATATATTTGGATCTGCAACTGGCACAACATCTATTCTATCATCAAAGTCTGCCTGTTTAATATTTCTTTGACCACCTACAACATCATAAGGATATTCTGGTGGTAGGTATTGTGATACAACTTTAGATAATAATTTAAATTCATCTTTCATAGCTGCATAACATCTTTTGTGTATTGCAGACATAACTCTAGATCCACGTTCTAATAATGCAATCGTAGTTCCCACAGCTGCGTTTTGGTTACCATCACCAACTTGCATGTCAGCGATAGCAGCAAATCTTTGTCCTGCTTGTACGACTATACCTAAAAGATTTAATAATGTTTGTGATGGTTCTTTGTATGGTAATGGAAAGAAAGCCTCTCTTAGATTACCACCTGGTGCATCTACGTCTTTAAATTCACCTGGTTGTATCGGAGCTGCTTCATCTCTAACTCTTACGCCTCTCTGTTTAAATCCTGCAGGTAGATTAGATAATGTTCCTGCGTCTAGCAATTGACGGAGAGCCGCCGTTGCGGTACGGCTCAATCCGCCAATCATGTGAATGAGTCCAAAGCCATAAAATCCGAGTCCTGGCAGAAATTTGAAGTGGACGAAATATTGGATCTTATTTTTCTTCAGATCATTGGGCGCATAGTTCCTTCTGATAGAAAGAACTGTTCGGCTACCTTCTTCAACAGTTACGATGTAAGGTAATTTTATTCCAGTTGGTTCTCCATCTTGACCAACATCTTCAAAACCTTCTAAGTCTAGATTTACATGACACTCTAATAAAGTATAAATTGTTTCTTGTTTACCAGATTTTTTAGTGCCATCTAGATCTCTTTCTTTTTTCTCAACGTCATTTTTTTCTACGGTTGATGGTGGCGCCAATTCTATATCTCTATAGAAACCTGACACCTGTTGTTTTCTTAATTCATTTTCTGATATCTTGACCATGTGTATGATCGCTTCTGCATCATCTAAACTTGTGGCTGTGTATGGCACAACCAATTCATCTGCAGGTACAAATTTAGATACCACTCTCGCTAGTGGTACATCATAGTAAACTTTTTTAAATGTAGATCCTGCAAGTGGCAAATGAAAAAGCATTGAGTCAAATTCTGCCTCATACTCTCTCATCTCATCCATGATAAGATAATTCATGTAATCTTTTACACGAGTGGCTTGTTGTTCTGTTGTGGGATTTTTAAGTCCGATAACCTGTGTTCTTACAGGTCCATCTGCTGGTAATAATTCTTTGTAAGCCTGTGCCTGAAACTGTGTGACTGCTTCTGCTAATACTGGGTGTGTTGCACCTGAAGCTCCTTGAAATGGTTCTGTTCTATTTTCATATTTAAATCCTAAAAGATCTAAACCTGTCTTGTAAGACTCCTCCCAATCTTTTCTAGAGGATTTATAATCCATATAATTTTGAACCATCTCTCCACCGATCGGTTCTAAAATATCATCTGGTAAGATGTCTGCTAAATTATCAAAGTGTGATTCTGTTCCTGGTATGTTAATTGCACCAGGTTTAAAGTCGATTGTTGCTCCACCATCTTCTTCGGGTATAACTTCTACCGGTGGTTTTTCTTCTATGTCTTCTTGAACGTCAACCTGTAACTCTTCCTGTGAAGGAACTTTTATTTCAGTACGAGTGTTAGGGAGTCCTTTATCTATATCTGCCATTTAATACTCCTATAAATTAATACCACGTTTCATCAGTGATCGCAACCCTTGTGAGTCCGGTCCTCTTTCTGGTGGTGGGCCTGACTTATCTCCACCTGATAAACCTGCAATACCGCCATTGGCTAAAGGTTCACCTAATGCACTTGCACCTTGTGCTCCATATATTTGTTCATCACCATAAATTTGAGCAAGACTAGACAATGGTAATTTTTTTAAGTTTTTAAAACTTTCTCGAGTTTCTAAAAATTTATCTGGTGATTTACCTATTGATTCAAAATATCTTCTAATATCTTCTTCTGATAGATTACCAACTTCTGTTGCATCTAGCATGTCTTTTTTAAAACTAGGAAACATAGCAGTATCTAATTTTAAAGGAGTTGGAGCTTGAGTATCTGATTGTAATCCTGAAGAATCATCAAAATCCATTGAATCTGAAATTTCTCTTAATTTCCCTAATGTTTTAATAGTTCCTGATTGAGCCATACTTGCATCATAAGCCTCATTAAATTTACGATCTGCAAAAAGTCTTTGCTCCAACGGCATATAAAATTTATTTTCTAAATCTTTTTTTGATTGAGCAATACTTGCATCTATATTTTTTATGTCTGGTGTTAAATCACCGGTATAACTAAAATCAGAAGGAACATTTAAAGCTTCAAGATTTTGTTTTTGTGTCTCTAAACTATTTATTCTATTCATTTGATTTCTATAATCGATTGATCTGCTAACTATTTCACCTGTCTTATCACCAAAAATTCTAGAAACTTTTGAAACATCTGCTAATTTTGTTTGATCACCAGGTAATATATAATCAGATGCTCGTAACCCTGCTTCTTTAAATGTATCTCCTAAACCTAATCTGATAAAAGAATCAGCAGTAAAAAATACAGCTTCTGGTAATACACCGTACTTAGCTAAATTTCTTAGAGCAGTTCCGCCACCTTTTAAAATTTTTACAAAGTCTCTTGCTTTTTCTTTTGGAACTTTACCTGAGTTGATTGCATCTATTCCACCTTTAACGCAGTCATCTAGATTTGCATTAGGTGAACCACCTGGTTGAAACTTTCCTCTTTTACCAGCAAACACAGCACACGCTGGATTATTACTTAAACCAGCTAAAATTTTAGATATAGGTTCTGCTTTACTAGGTAAAACTATTCCTTTTTTAGCGATTGCTTGAATATTTTTTTGAGCTTCAGGTGAAAGATCTTTAAAATTATCTATAAACTTTGAAGCATCTAATGACTCTCCTGGTTTTAAAAGTATTGTTGGTGTTTTTATTTTATTTTTTATTCCAAAATCTGTTGATAATTTATTAAATTCTTGCACATTTATTTTTTCACCCTTGTAAGTAATTGTTGGATTAGGGTCTCCATCCATTACTTTTTCAAATAATTTTACAAAAGGTTTATCAATATCTGTTCCTTTTTTTCTATTTATATTCTTATCAATGACTTGTCCTAACTCTGTATAACCCGGAGCTTTTTCAAAAGTAGCTGAGACCCCCATTACTTCATCTAGATTTAAAGCATTTGTATCTATTAATTTTAAAACATTATTTCTTAAATTAAAAAGTTTTGTGCCTTTTGTTTTTAATAATTTATCTCTAATTTCTAATTTTGCATTTCTAATTGCTCCTGAAGCAAACTGACCATATTCATTTTCTGCAGGAAAAGAAGACAGTATGTCAGATAAAAGTTCTTTTGTTGGAACATCTATCCCTTTTATATCTTTAAAGCCAAGTAAAAATTGTTGATACCTAATTAAATCATTACTAATATTTTGTAGATTTTTTAAATTATCATTACCATAAATCATCTTAGCTAATTCTTTTACATCTGTAATGTCATCAGGATCTTTTAAAGCAATTCTATGTATTGACTTAACAGCATTATCTTGAGGTTTATATTTAAGTTGATTTATATTTAAATTTTGTTTTTCTTTTAAAGCATTTTTTGCAGTCTCTAGTGAATTATAATATTGAACTCCTTGAAATTTTTTAGGTATTACAGATGTCTCTGGGTTTTCAGGTATATAATAAACTACCTTATGAGTTGAATTTTTTGGTGCATTTATGTTTGGATTTTTTCTATCAAAATCAGTTACAGGTCTAATCACTTCAAGGATTTTTCTTTTCTCTCCCACCGGAGTAATTCTTTTATCTATATTTGTTTTCATTTCTTTATAAGGAATTTGTTTTATAATTTTTGCTGCTTTTGCATCTTCTAAAAGTCTACCAATGGTAGTTGCAGGAACAGGGTTTCCTGCCTCAGCCAACACTTTTGCAATAGCCTCACGACCTATTTTTTCTTTTTGATATAGATTTAAAATTTTTCTAATCGTGTTTACTCCAAGTAATTTTCTTGCACCAGTTTTATTAAAATATTTAGGTAATTTTTCTTTTAAGACTTCTGCTGATAATCCACCCTCACTAAACTGTTTCCTAAACCCAATACCAAAAGCTTTGTCATCTCCACTCATACCACCACCTATGGATAACTGACCACCGCCCACGTCGAATTGACCACCGGCAGAAATTTCTTTTAAGTTAGGTCCAAGATTTAATTGTAAATTTTCTGATATAGGAATCTGTGCATTGACACCTGGAAACATTCTTCTGACAATTTCTTTGATAGCTTCGTTAGGTTTGTTTGTTTCGAAACGACCTTGTTGTTGTCCATCACCCTCGTATATTGTATCTAGTTCTAAAATTTTATTTAAAAGATCCACACTATTCTCCTAACATGTACGCGAGTCCCCCGCTTGCTTTTTTAATTGGTGGTGCAGATTTTTTAGCTTCTTCTATAATTTCTTTTTGAATTGTTTCTTCAATAACATCAGCTCCTGCTTCTGTTCCATCCATGTCAAATTCTACTTTGTACTCATCATACTCAGCACCTTCATCTATAAATGTTTTTGTTTCTGGATCAGCATCTTTTTTAGGTGCTTTGTATTCCATAATAGATCTATCGTTTATGGTGTCAAAAGTTTTATCACCATAACTTCCAACACCCATTTTATCTTTTATAATTTGTGCATCGCCACTTACGATATCTTCTGTTAAAGTATATTGATCACCATTCTTACCTATGTAAGAATATTCATTCATCATTTCCGATGGTCCTGTTTTTGATTGTTTTCCAAAAGCTTTTATTTTTGTAACGAGATCAAAAAAATATGCAGGAGCTTCAGATTTAGTTACATTACTTACAACAGGTGCAGCTTTGCTTGCAACTTTTGCACCTTTAAACAATTTACCAACAATAGGTATGGATGCTAGACCACCCATAATTTTTAAAAACGTTCTTCTGTCCATACCATTTTTTAAACCTATACGACCACCGTCTTTTGCTTTTAGTAATGGTGTTTTAGGAAAATCAGTTTGTTCTTGATCTTCTTTCATTAACTCTTGTAGTTGTTTTTCTTTTTTTGGTGGAAACGGAATACCTATATCTTCAGCTAACCCTTTTTCTTTAAATAAACTTTGTAATTTTTTATCTTTAGGTGAACCTGGTTCAAATGCTAAAAGATTAGATTCTGGTAAACCATTTACAATACCTTCTTCATCATCATTCAACATCGTTTGATTATCTAAAAATTTTTTTTTACCTAAATCAAGTAACAATTGTTTACCTATACCTGGAAAATTACCTATCATTAAATTTCTAAGATAATTAATATCTTGACCAGTGTTGTATAAATTTTTTAATATGGATTCTTTTGGTTGTACGATACTGTTTACAACATTTCTTTGATTTATATTTTGTTGTGTATTTCCTCTATCATCTACAGGATCTGGTCCACGATTTCTGCTTGTTGTAACACTACCGCTTGGTGAAACATTTACACTTCTAGCTGTAGCTCTTCTTGTAGGTGTAGACACTGTTCCCATGTCTGCTCCGCCTTTTAAACCTATACGACCACCGTCTGCTTTTTCTTCTGGATCTTCATCCATTTTCTTTTTAAATCTTTCGACAGCTTCTTTGTTTTCTTTCTTCATTCTTTTAGCAATCTCTGCTTCTGTTTCCTTAGTTTTACCACTCATAAATTTTAATTTATCTTTTTGAAAGTCACCATACATTTCATCAAATATATTATCCAATCCTTTACCACCCATTATCGTAGAACCTGGTGGTATTTCTTTACCTTCCATGTCCATGATCTTTGCAGATGTGATACCTGTTTTTTCTTTAGTAGCTGTCTCAGCCATTTGTTTTTTCATGTTATCAATACCATCAAGAACGTTTATCATCTGTTGTTCGTTCTTAATTATTTTTGGATCGATACCAAAATCCATTAATTGTTTGGTAAGCATGGCTTCTGCAAAATCTGCTTTCATGTTCGATGGCATTTTCATAATACCATCATCACCCAGCTTCATAAGCTGTTTGATTGCAAAATTACGAATTGAAAATATTGCCATTAATAATAATTCCTTTTAGGTTTCTCTGCCTTTACATCTACATAATCTTCAGGATGATCGATCAGACCGCCCTGCCTGAATCGCATAATCGCTTGTGTCGTAGAATCCACAAGGTCATCATGATCGCCATA